CCACTCAATTTTGATGAGATGTTATTTTGCGTTAAGAACTCTGACAAGATGTCAATAATTTGAATAGTGTCATTCGATGTCCCTCCTGGTGGCAATTCAATATCAAGTATTGTATACATACGAGATAAAATATCTTTAATTGTATGATCTATCTTTTCTTTCATTACTGCTAACTTTTCCATATCCAGTTCAATTTGTTTTGGAACTGTTTCACCCTTCAATTTCATTACTGTATCTAAAGTGACAATTTGTCTTTGATCTTCATTCTGTGATTTTGGATCGTGGTGTCTCATCATATGCACTTGTGGTCTGGAAAGTGTTGATACTGGATTTTCATATCCCGACACCCAGAGAGGTTCATTAACAACTGCGTTACATGGTAATGGAGGTGAGACATTCAATGTGAAAACAAACCTACAAGTACTGGTGACAGTTGTTGTGATTTGTGCAGTTGCATTTGTCACACCTCTAGGGAACGTAGTTACTCGATGTGTTGCTGTGGTTTGTGCTTCAAATCTAGTCCCTATATCGAACCAACTAGATGTTATAAGAATTGATCCACTTCGTTCACTGTCTGCTGAGGCAGACAAACAAATTGAGACTAAAGAATTCTCAGCAATTGCTGGTATTTGAAATGGGATTGTTGCTCCATTGCCGCCGGATCCTGTAAAACTATAATTGCCATTGTTTGCGTGTGTCATCTTATTGTTTATGTTTTGTTGTGCTTCTTCGTATGTATTTGCAATCCATTTATGCATGTTCACCGCCGGATTACACTGGTGACGTGTTTGTTTTTGTGAATCTTCAAGAGGGCTGCTCCCAGGGCGTTCACCTAGCTGTGTATTTCTACTAATAACTATACCCTTTGTGTTCCTTAAATCTAAATCTTCATCTATGTCATACACTTCATCCATCTGTAAAAACATATCATTGCTTTTCATTATATCTATCTTAACTAAATTTTCATTGTTAGTACTAAAAAATAAAAGATTATCTGAATTTCTAATTATTTTACGTAGACTTGCTTGATCAAAATAACATTCCGGTTCAAGAGTGAGACCATTGTCTCTACATGCAGATAACAACTGTGGCACGTACTCTTGGAACACTCCTTCATTGTGTAATGCCAATTCTCTAATTGCTGTTCGTACGTTCACTTTCATTTGTAATTCCTTTTGATCATAATGTCCATCTTTAACTCTATCCCAATTTATTGGTTCAAAAATTGAAATTAATTCTAAAGGTGCTATCCATTCGTTAGTTTTAGCATCATAAGCAAAATGTCTCTTTAAT